GCTTAGGAGATTTTAGTTTTTTGAATCTTCGCATAACATCTGTTTTGTACATTATGTACGAAAAAACAGTATGATATGATGGCACATCGCTTTGCTTTATAACATATTTTTTCATGATATGCGAAGATTTTTATTATTCAAATAGTTTATAAACTTCTCTTGCGTCTGAACCACACTCTGGACAGTTAGCGAACTTCGGCAAGTCTTCTAGCTTACCATCAATAGCTTCGTCGTGAACGTGGCCACAGACTTCGCATACGTATTGTTTATTATCCATGATAATTCCTTATGATAAAAGTTGTTGAAAAATATTTATGCTGAAGGTCGGACTCGAACCGACGTAGGTTTCCCGACGGCTTACAAAACCGTTGCAATTGCCACTATGCGACTCCAGCTAAATTTGGCTCCGTCCCGAGGTTACGATCCTCGCATGTGTCTCCACATCCTTCTGATTAACAGTCAGAGGCCTTCACCAAGCCAGCCCGGACGGATTTGTTCTCTATTATGCTATGTATTCACGCGGAAATCAACATCAAAGACTCTGCTTTTCTGCGTCTTGTTAGACCAGGCAAGACTCTTCCTGCTGCTTTGTTCCAGCGTAGAATTTCTCTTCCTGCTGATTCCCAATCCTCTTCATTTACTCTCTTGCGTAATGTACTTATGCGATAGTTTCCAAGTCCACAATTGTAAGCGAAACTAATGATCGCAGCAAATCTTCTTGGTAATGCATATTCTAAATTTGGACTTAAATCAAGAACGCCGAGTGCAAACTGTTGAACATGCTTTTCGAGTGCTGCCGCGCATTGATCTAGTGACCATATTGTATCTGGTCCAATGCCAGGACCTGTAGTGCCCCAACCGATTGTCCAAGGTGCACCGCCCGTTCCAGGATCAGGATATGCATGTGCAGAGCCATCTGGAAGTCTTCTATGATAACCTTCAAATGGTTTTATCAATGCGTCTGTTGCAATACGAATAGCATCTTTCATGACTTCTCACGCTTCTCAATACTTCTACCAACGAACCAGAAAGTTAGAATCATGTTCAACATTGCAAAATCTTCTACTGTCCAGTTCTCTTTAGCAACTTCATACCATCCAGCACCGGATTTAATTGCATAAGTTACCATGATAACTTTATAAGCCACATATAGTCCAAACAGGATGTATGTAACCATTGGGCGAACTAGTGCGCTTAGTGCGCTGACCCATTTGTAACTCTTGCTTGCTTCTTCACTTTGTCCTTTAAAAGCATCTGCAATTGCTTTAGTCTGCTCTATGCCATGATCTACATATCTCTCTTCAAGTTTATAGTCTCCGCGCTGTTTTTCTAAATCAGTCTGAAGAGTGAACATCTTTAGTTCATGTGCTCTTTCATCTTTACGATCAAAGAACTTTAAAACTTCAGGAAACATTCTGAATAAGCCGCCGAAGAGGCTTCCTATGATACCGCTGCTAAGAAATTCCATAGTGTTTCTCCTATATAGTTATATATTTATGCTAATAATATGAGAAACATTTTTATGAAAAAAGAAAGAATTCCTTTAAATTTAAGAAAACGTGTAATTGAAAGAGACGGATATCACTGCGTTTATTGTGATGAAGATTTAATCAACGCTGAAATTCATATGGATCATGTATTGGCAGAATCTAAAGGAGGATTAACAACATATGATAATCTTCAAGTTACTTGTAGAAAATGTAATTTAGCAAAAGGAATATTATCTGAAGAAGAATTTACATCTAAATTAAGAGAAAGAGCATTAAACATTCTGAATAGACTTGGATTCAATTAAATTACTTTCAAATATATTCCAACAATTTTCCCAAGTCCAACGAATACTCGACTCATAAACAGATTGTCTATCGATATCAAAACATTTTTCGACAGCAGTTTTTAAATTATCATCTAGATATCCGTTGACTCCATTCTCGATGATGTCTATTGGACCAGTCACTGGATATGCTGCAACTGGAGTGCCGGAAACCAAGCTCTCGATAATGACGATGCCAAAGGTATCCGTTTTGCTAGGAAATACAAAAACATCTGCATCCGCAAACAACTGAGCTAGTTCACGACCTCGCTTCGCACTCATATAGATAACATCTGGGTACTTCTTCATCAATTCATTTTTATATGGCCCATCGCCAATCAATATCTTTACAGTATCTGGCATGTCAAGAGAGCAAAAGTCGTCTAGACCTTTTTCTTTACTTATTCTGCCAATATTGACAATTTTTTTTGTGTAGTGTGTGTTGGTGCAAAGTCTTGGTGTAAAGACACTTCTATCGACTCCGCGTGACCACACTATAAGGTCTTGTCTGAATCCCTTACTAGTTAACTCAGTTTTCATCGAGTTTGTCGTCACAAGAACTTTTCCAGAATGTTTGTGAAACCATCTTAGGTATCTATATGTTATCCATTCCGGCACATAATAAATCTTCTTCAAGAATTCAGGAAACTTTGTATGATAGCTAGTGTTGTACTTGATACCGTTTTTGTCAAGCCAAAGTCTTGCAAATAGACCAATTGGTCCTTCTGTAGCTATGTGGATATAATTTGGGTTTGCTTTCCTTATCAACTCTCCAATGCCAAACGGCAATGACAATTTCACTTCAGAATAGCCCGGACAGTCAATGTGCTTGAAGTTGCTGGGAGTAATGAACTCTAGTTCGTAACCGGATTTTTCAGCCTGAACTTTTATATGTGTAAATGTAGTTACAACTCCGTTGATTTGATCAAGAAGATTGTCCGTTATCACTAGGATCTTGTTCGTCATTTTTCTGAGTCCATGTTATTATTTCCCATCTGCCATCATGATGTTCGACTAGTGCAGTCATCGACTCTACCCAGTCTCCATCGTTCATATAGATGATATCATCGATCATTTTTATTTCTGCATTATGGATGTGCCCACAAATCACTCCATCAAAACTTCTCTTCTTTGCATAGTCAGATATAGTCTTCTCAAACTTGAACATAAAGTCTACAGCCTTCTTCACTTTTCCTTTTAGAAACTTGCTTAGACTCCAATAACCAAAACCAAATCTATGTCTTATCCAGTTGAATCTACTGTTGATGTTCAATATGACATCATATGCTCTGTCACCGAGAAAGCTAATCCATGGTGCAAGCCTAGTGATACCGTCAAATAGATCACCATGCACGACGAGATACTTTTTACCGTCTGCGCCTAGATGAGTGGTTTGATTGCATATTTCTACTTTGCCAAACGATACATTGTATGGTATCATCGGTCTAAGAAATTCATCGTGATTACCAGCGACATAGATCACCTTTGTGTCACGTTTAGCATGACCAAGAATTCGTCTGATTACGTTCGTGTGAGACTGTTTCCAGCGAAGTCTATTCTGTTGAATCTTCCAAGCATCAATAATGTCACCCACGAGGTATAGAGTTTCGCAGGTGTTGTGCTTTAGAAAATTATTAAGTTCTTCGGCTTTGCAATCTTTAGTTCCAAGATGCACATCGCTGATGAAGATAGTTCGGTACTTCTTTGCGTCTTCCATAAATGATTCTGTGATTATCTTGAAGTATTTATAACTATAGTTCAACACACTTCATTCAGTGAACCCATCTGCTAACTTCGTTATTAATTGCTACTGGGCATCTAGAATCCCTTCGCTGAGGCATCAGAAATGTGCTGAACTATAGCCCCACTCCCTAAAGTGGGACTCTAGTGTCTTTATAACAGGTATGACAACCCTGAGTGTCTTGAGAGAGGATGGTTATGCGCCGACAACTAAAACGCAGCCATTTTTCGCCGATTTGTGCTTGACAGAATAGGGATCAACTGTCAGAGGCATGGCACCTGCTTATTAATATGCCCTAGGTTACTGCAACGAGAATGAACTCGCTGGCTCGCCGTCGGGCAGATTATGATAATCTCTACCAATCCGATAGTGGATTGTATCACAGTTATGATTACCATATTCTAACACACTGTCGTTTCTCGTTCATGTCTAGAATACCCGAGTTACGAACCGTCAGTTATTCCACA